TTTTATGATATCCCGCAGGATTTATATGTTACACGGTATATCAAAATTAAAACAGGGGAATTTCTAATGGAAAAGGATCAATCATTTGTAAGAGAATATACACAAGATATTTCAACAGCGGTAAGTGGTACACCTTTGTATTACTCATTATATGGGGAGGGGTCTTATTCAGCATCAGATAGAGGGATGCAATGGATATTTTCTCCTAGACCAACTATTGACACTACATTAGAAATAGGGTATACTATAATGCCAACAGGACTGGGATCTGGAAATGCAAATTCATATCTTGGAGACTATGCTCCTGATGTAATAATGAACGGCGCTTTAGTTGAAGCTGCTGTTTATATGAAAGAAACGCCTGATTTATTAAATAGATATCAAGGTCTATATGATAGGTCTTTGCAGACATTTATAGCTCAGGAACAGGGGAGGAAACGATCCGATGAAAACGTCAAAGGCGAAATAGGAACAAGAGGATAATATGGCTATAACATCAGCAATATGTACTAGTTTTAAAGTTGAGCTATTGGAAGGCGATCATGATTTTAATGTTGGAGTTGACGCATTTAAATGTGCTTTAATGAAAGCATTAGCCAGTCAATCTGGAACTTATGGAGCTGCAACCACTAACTATTCAGATGTCACAGGTAATTCAGATGAATTAGCTGCAACAGGCGGATATTCAACGGGTGGAAATACATTAACCAATATAGCTCCAACTTCTGCAGGTACAACAGCATACATAGATTGGGCAGATACTGAATGGACATCTGCTACATTTACAACACGTGGATGCATTATATATAATTCAAATGATAGTAATTCAGCAGTAATGGTGATTAATTTTGGTGCCGATTATTCGGTAGCAGGGGGCACATTCAAGATTGAATTTCCAGCAGCAGGTGCATCAACAGCTATTTTAAGAATAGCATAGGAGTAACATATGGCTTCAACATGGTCTAACGCTGAATTGCGGTTGATGACCACAGGTGAAAATGATAACACTTGGGGTGATGAAACTAACGATAATTTAAAACGTATTGATGATATGGTTAATGCATATATTGGCGTAACCTTATCTGGTGCAACTAAAACTTTAACTTTTACAAATGATCCTACTTCTTATGCGCAAGAAGATGGGCGCTGTAAGATTTTAAATTTTACAGGAACTCCAGGAGCTACATGTACAGTCACATTCCCAAATAAATTAATGTGGTATTATGTTTTAAATAATACTGGAGATAGCAATGACATTGTTTGTACCGCAGGATCAGGGGCGGCAACGTATACTGTTTCCGCAGGTAGAGACGCTATTATTTACGTAGATGGTTCGGATGAAATTTACAATACATTAAATGATTTGCAAGTTACTACAATCAATGGAGTTACTGCAGATAATATAGCAACAAAAGGTTTGGCAATCGCAATGGCGGTTGCATTATAGTTAAGGAGGATACATGGCCCAGGATTTTGAAAAAGCATATAAATCGCAAGTAACCACTTCTGCACATACTCTATTCACAGCCAATTCTGATGATGCAATTGTTGGGATTCGTTTAACGAATATCACAACATCTGCTATCACTGTTGATTGTTGGATTGATGTGGCAGCAGCTGGTTCAACTGCTTCGATAGTTTATTTGGCTGATGATTTAAGTATTGCACCAAAAAGTAGCGTAGAGCTTATTCAAGGTGGTTCAAAAGTTGTCATTCAAAGCACAGATTTATTAAGGGTGCAAGCATCAGCTGTAAATTCATGTGCGGCTTATGTGAGTTATATAGACGCAATCAGTTAAGGAGAAATAACATGGCTGAAACAAAAGATCAAAACGGAACTTTATACATTGGGCAGGAATCCGCCAAAGACGGGTTCTTTACTCATCAGGCAACTATAGACGGGGATCATTATATTGAATCAGCTGTCTTGGCAGGACCTGTTTCTTATACAGGAACAGTAACAATAACAGGTAATGTGGTAATAGTGTGAGTACATTAAATGTAGATAAAGTAGATCCTAGTACAGGCACAGCTTTAGAGTTAGGAACTTCTGGTGATACTATAACAGTTCCAACAGGAGCAGGACTGACAGTTGTAGATGAAGTAAAGACAAATAAAATTTCACCTGCTACAGGGACGGCTTTTACTTTGGGAGATTCTGGCGATACATTCACAGTTCCTTCAGGAGCAACAATTGCTAATTCTGGAACGGCAACAGGATTTGGAATCACGCAGACAAGTTTTTTACCGAATTCACAGTCCATGATCATAAATGGTGACATGCAAGTAAATCAAAGGGCAACTTCAAGTACAGGAATTGCTTCAGGTGATGATGGGTATCATACGGCTGATAGATGGTATTTTACTACTGCTAACCAGAGTTCTGTTTGGACACAAACAACAGAAGCTTTAACAAGTGGTGATGCTGTTGAAGATGGATTTTCTAAATCACTTAAAATGGATGTCACGACTGCTGATGCTTCTCCAACTGCTAGTGCTAGACTGAATCTTAGATATTCTTTTGAAGGTCAAGATGTGCAACTTATAAAGAAAGGCACCGCCAGTGCTGAAAAAATAACAGTGGCTTTTTGGATTAAAGCGACAAAGACTGGAACGAACATACTCGAACTTTATGATGAATCTACTACGAACAGGCATTGCTCTGCCGCATATACTGTATCTTCCACCGACACTTGGGAATATAAGGTAGTTACTTTTCCTGCTGACACGGCAGGAGCTGTTTTGGCAAATACCAACGCTCAAACATTAGACCTATATTTCTGGCTAGCTGCTGGAAGTAATTATACTTCAGGAACATTACAAACTACTTGGATTGATTATAACTCAGGATCTACAAGAGATGACAGAGCAGTGGGACAAGTTAATAATGCAGACAATACGGCAAATAATTTTGAAATTACAGGAATACAATTGGAAGTAGGCGAATACACATCTGCCGACTTACCGCCTTTCAGGCACGAAAATTATGGAACTAACTTGGCTAGATGTCAGAGATATTATTTTGATTGTAACCCAGGAAGAGTCCTAGCAGCAGCTTTAGCCGCTGGGGCTTACACTACAAGTACTAATATTCAAGGAGCTATTCAGTTTCCAGTTGCAATGAGAACTAATCCAACTATGTATGAAGTTGGTGGGTCAGGCTATTGGGCTGCGGAAAAAGATACTTATGATATTTTTGATGACATCACCATATACCAGCCAAGTTTAACTCGTAGCGGTTTTAATGGTTCAGGTAATGTGAGTGCTACAGGAAATGATGCCTGTCTAGTACGATACCGTAATACAAATGCACGATTGGCTTTTTTTGCAGAGATGTAAGAGGAATAATAAAAATGAATTTAGATAATTTAATAGTAAAATATAAGAAAAATCCACTTCCTAATGAAGATGGAATTAAGGAAATTGGGTGTATAGAGGTAATTTATCCTACGACACCAGAAGGATCAAAACCAAAGTTGTGTGTACCCCTTACAGAGGACAATGCACATTATCAAGAAATTATGGCATGGGTAGCTAAAGGAAATACTATTGAGGAGGCTGACTAATGGCGGAAATTCGTGTAAAGGAAACTGGAACAATTAAATTATTTGAGAGTGATAACACAAGCAATATTACCATAGCCTCACCTGCAAGTCTGGGTGCTGACAGGACAATCACACTCCCTGACGGAGATGTGACTTTGGTTGCAGGAACTATGTCAACTGGATTTGCAGTAACAGACATAACAGGACAGACGGCGCTTGGAGCAACACCCGCAGACACAGATGAATTTGTTTTGAGTGATGCTGGAGTTTTAAAGAGAGTTGATTATTCTTATTTAAAAAGCACCAACACCCCAGCTTTTCAAGCTGGACTTTCAGCAACTCAAAATCCAGCTGATCTCACTTGGACAGTTGTAGGGTGCAATACAGAGGTATATGATACTGATGGCTGCTATGACACTACAACTTACAGGTTTACACCTACAACGGCTGGAAAATATTACGTATATTGGGCTCTTACGGCAGACATGTCAACAGTTCCATCTTTGAAGCAAATTACTGCAGCGATTGCAAAAAATGGCACTCGTCAGGATCTTTCCTATCTGGTTAATAACGATGATAACTGGATTAATATTACCAATTCAGGAACTAATGTTATAGATATGGATGGCGCTAGTGATTATATTGATCTTCAAGGATATATAGATGTTTCAAGCGGAGCAAGTTATTTTTACGTAGGCTCATATTTTGGGGCATATTTATTAACAGGAACATAGA